TCAAGTGGTAATGATGCCGTTCCTGCCCATTCAGTTAGGTCAGTCCAAGCACTCAAATCAGCCCAAGTTTCTACACTCTTAGGCTTGTATTGATTTGCTTCTACATCAAAATATCCATTACCTGAACTCATCTACTTCTCCTAGAATATTACGCTTCCACCAACTGAATCACCACCCGTTACTGAGGTTACACCGTGATATTGATCCTTTAGGAAATTGCAATATGCTTCTAAATTTTCACCCAATACATTTGTGCCTCTTGGAAGTTTGTAATTGTAAAACAAGAAACCATGTGCATCAAATAGTTGGCTTCCATCCTTGGTTTCCTCACCAGTTTTTGAATTTCTCCAGCGTATTTCAATTCTTGAATCTGCTGACGTTCCCTGAAAATCCAAGAGCACAATTAGTGAATAATACAATCCTGCAATTGGTGTTCTGTAGGGCCAATCAACAGGATTTGCTTCCGTTAATGAAAATTGCGTTGGATTGTATCTTAGATAGATTGGTATTCCAGCGAGTATTGTATTGTTAAATTCGCTTGCCGTTGTGCCAGTAAAAACATTAAGAGTCTTTGAAAATTCAATGTTTGTATTTGCATCATAACTGCGGAATACAAATGTATCATATTCAGTGTTTGCTGGTGGTTTAAGTGCAATAACATATCCATCAAAACTTACATTGGCAAAACTATAACCACCCGTGGTTGGATTATACACTGTCTTTACGGTGTTTAATCTATCCTTGCGTGCCATCCAATACAGGTCCTTTTGGAATCCAGTATTTCTTTCAGCAATGGATAAACCAACACGGCTTTCTAAATCTGCGCCATAACGGCTTGCTCCTGCCAATGCACACTGCACATCAGCAAATGCATCTATTTTGTTTGTTCCTTCAGCACCATTCCACTTATCAACATAGGTTGTTGATTTTACACCCCTAAATGTTGGCATAAACACTTCAACACCTCCACCTTGATATCCTATGTCAGGACGATCTGGTGGTGGATTAGTTTCAGTTCCACTGTCTGGATCCAACGGCACTGAAATACTCAATGGTGTAGTTGGCAATTCCTTAACATATGGTTGTATCAAATAACTGTCTGGTATGAATAATGGTGGAGGCAATTCAATTTGTGCTCCAGTCACAAATGGATACAGTGTTGCATCATGTTCTGCCGCTTCAATGCTTACCAATCCACTGTTGGATAGTTTCATTGAATAAACGCGGAATGTTTGTTCATCTAAATCAAGTATTGTGTCAGTTACACGAATTATATCACCAACTTCAACATCCAACAATTCCTGTGTTGCCGTAAATGATATTCTTCTCTGTGCTCTTGATTTGTCATAAATCATCTGTGCCAAATCTCTGGCAATCGCAGGGTTTGTTAGTGTATGGAATGTAAATTCGCCTGTAAGTATTTCGTTGTTATCCGCGGCTAAATCACCCGTTCTTTCAAACACTGCCTGTTGATTTGTAAATTCTAAATCAGGATCAATATAATTTACAATAACCTTGTTGTATTTGGTTCTCTTGGTTTCACCTATTAGACTTACGGAACCCACAATGTGTTCCTTGGTTACATCATATGCTGAAGTAACGGTTGCTGATGTAATGTCAGTTGGATTACCACCATCCTCAACCTTTAATCTGTATCTACCTTCCACATAAGGCATAATGCTTCTAGCACCTGATACCAATGTTTTCACATTGTCAAATATCTGTGCCTGTGTGCTAATAACAGCATTGGTAGTCATTGCCCTACCTGATTGGCTGTTTGAATAATTTACGGTTTGATTAAATTTATTAGCCGCAATCTTGAATGCTTCTGCATCAATTTCTGAATCGTCCAGTCCTGCACCGTATCTAGGGTTCTGTAAGAAATCAAGTAAGCAGGAAGCAGGATTGATTTCATATTTTTTATTTCTTGAAGCATATGTTCCTGATAGGTCCTTGCCACTTCCATGTGTTGTTACATCATATACCTTCTTACCAAAAATATCAAAAGATACTTTTGGCACACCGCCTGAGAAGGGATTAAACTCTTCCTGTGATTCCACATTCTTCCATTCAAAACGCATAACCACATAGGCAATACCTGGCAGTTTTCTCTGCTTCTGACCCCAGTTAGGAGTTTCATTTGCCAATGAACTCTGTCCTTGTGTTTCAGTTCCATTAAAACATTGGTATTTTACCCTGTTGGCAAATCTTCCTGTTGTAACTGTATAGACAGTGCCATTAGCCCTTACGCTGTCAATTGGTAGATTGACATCATTGACAACAATGTTTCTAAAACCCTGTATTTCGCCTTCTGCAACAGCATACACCACATATAGAAATTTGTTTGTTTCACCATTACTTTCTACGAATATGATATTGCCACCAACACGGCGATATCCATAAACAACGGGTATTTGATTATTGGTTCCTGTTTTTGATACCGTGACACCTGTTGCCGCATTACCTGGATCAGGAACTTCTGGTGTATCAAATGCACCAAAAGGTGAAACCACAAAGCCAACAACGTCGCCAACAAAATCAACAACAGTATCTACGACATCAACAACAAAATCAACGACTGTTTCTACGACATCGCTTACAAAATCAACTACACCACCCATTCGTTACTCCCAAGAGGTTTTATGTAATGATATCCAACTTCATTCATATCCTGTGTTTTATAATAGGTCTTAATTCTTCGTAACCATTCTTCATTTGGTTCATATTCTTTTGTGTATGTCATACAGGATGCCTGCATAAAATCACAACGCATTTCACCAAACCAATCTTCCACATACTGCATCATGGTGTCAGCCAATGCCTTGCTTCTTGCCTCTGGATGCACAAAGATAAAAAGCAATTCACCGTAACGCTTGCCATTCCAAATCTTTTGGCATATCTTGGCAACGCAATAGGCAACAAATTTATTATTTTTTTCCTCAACATATACCTTGTAGTCTGGTGATATCATGACTGCCTTAAATGATTTTTTAACAAAACTTCTATCAACATCATCGTGTCCAGCCAATCCAGCATCAACGGCGTGTTCAATTGCAATATCAACTAATTTTTCTAGTTCATTTGTTCTAGGTTCTCTTATCATTATACCTTACCCCATTTGATATCACGAATTGATTCGTGGCTGTATTCAAATCCAAAGTCATTTGGAAATTCCTGTTGTAGGCTTGCTTGGTTAGTTCTTCTACCACTTAACCTGTTAAAGTTTGTGAATAGGCTATTCACGTCCAATGTAATTGTTGCCGTATCAGTTGCATTTACGGTCTTGTAACCAGCAATCTTGCCTTTGAATATTATGACTGCCTTGTCACCCGTGCTGTCTCCAATTAGGCTGTAATCATTAGGATCAAGAAATACTTTTCTAATTGTTACTGGTTGGTTAATCTGTGTTGAAACGCACAATGTTTGAACACTGGTTAGATCCAACCCATTCAGCGTGATTGATATGTTTGTAATCTGTAATTCTGAAACTTCGTTGGTTTCAGAAATGCCTAAAAAGTTGCCCTGTGCTTCATAGGTGTTACCATCATAGGTAATGTCAAAGGGACCATCAGTATAACGCAGGGTGCTACCACCATTCACACCAATTTCAATTATGGTTAATGGCAGTAAGGCATTACCTGCTAGATAGGTATTTTGAACATTACTTAATCTGCTCATAGGACCTCTCTAATGTCTATTTCATAATTCGTATATTGTTCAGTGGTGTAACTGAATTCCTGTATGTCATTATCCAGTATCATTCTAAAAGGAACATCGTTTGTTGTGACTGCTTCACCATCTGTAACTGCTTCAACAAGTCCTGGTTGAATGTTAATCACAGCCTGTCCATCTGCTTCTGAATTGCAATCTGTTGTAACAACATAAACCTTTGTATGGTTAGCAAATCTAATTACATCACCTGCCTTTAAAACATTTGCAGTGTTAAGAGGAGTTTGCACCTTAATATTTGTATCACCTACTTGGTGATCCGTTGCACTGTCTTCATCCACCGTTACACTGCCACTTACTAAACTTCTATTGACACTGATGCTTTGGCTTACCACTGGAATCACAATATCAAATTCATTTAGTCTGCCCTGTGTTAGTGCAATGAATCCTTGCACTGGGCGAAACTCTGCCGCAGTCATTGTTGGAAATACCAAGGTGCCTGTCCATAGTGTTGTGGCATTACTTGCCCTAACAGTTCTACCGCTCTGTGTCTGTGCTGTTTTTGTTATGGTGTTCTGCCTAAAGTTAGCGGTGTTGAAACCTGGCGAACTTGGAAATGTTCCTATGTATGCCATTACGATAATACTCCTTGTTTGCCCTGTTTGGTTAAGGCATTGTTGATGATACCCGTAATTGTTGCTCTGCGTCTAATAAGCAGTTCATCAAAGCCCTGTGCATCAACGGTATTGATATTAAAATTAACTGTGACTGGACCCTGTCCCATTTCGTTGTTTGGAACTATTGTGCCTCCAGCATTTGGAACGAACATCTCAGGTCCTTTTTCACCTACCAAATATGCCTGTCCGCCACCAACTGGACCACCCTTCTCTCTTGGACCCGTGTATTGCGAACTCTTAATTGCGGCAATCTGTGCATAACCCTGTGCCGCAACCAATGCCGCCGC